ATCGGGGGAAGTTCGTCCGAGGAAAGGGCGCGGCTCGCGTCAAGGTGGACGAGGCGGGGATCATCCCGGACAACGTGATCGAGGAAGTCGTCATGCCGATGCTCACCGACTGGGACGGGCAGATGTGCAAGTCCGGGACCCCGTGGGGTCGCGGTCACTTTCACAAGTCGTACCACGAGGGGATCGCCACGAAATCGAGACCCGCTCCCCTGAAGGGGAACTTCTCGCTCCACTGTCCGTCCTGGGAGAACCCGAACATCTCGCGCGGTTACATAGAGCGCATGAAACGGAAAATGTCCGAGATACAGTTCCGGACCGAGTACGGGGCGGAATGGATGGATGAGTTGGGCCGGGTGTTCGGGTGGAAGATCATACAGCGGTGCTTCGACATTGCCGAGGTCCTCGAGGCGGCGTACCGGAACGCGCACGTCTACGTCGCCGGGTGGGACTTCGCGAAGCATCTCGACTGGACCGTGGGATATGTCCTGGACGTCACGAACCCGGACGATATCCGCATGGTCTGGAAGGACCGGTTCCAGAAGGAATCCTACGAGTACGTCGCGAAGCGGGTCCGGGAAGTCTCCGAGATGTACCACGTCTCCGCGACGTGCGTTGACTCGACCGGAGTCGGAGAGGTCCTCGTGGACCGGCTCCGGGGAGTCGTGCCGAACCTCGAGGCTTTCACTTTCTCGGTTCAATCGAAGGGCGAGTTGATCAACAATCTGAAGATACTCATGGAGCAAGGAAGGCTCCATTTCGATTTCGACAGGGACCTCGTTGATGAGTTAACATACTATGAGTATGAACTCTCCGGACGCTCGGGAAACGTCCTCATGGGGACGCAGGACGAGCACGACGATTGTGTCACCGCTCTCGCTCTCGCGGCGTGGGCGTTTGAAGCGAACTCGGTCGAACCCGCTGTGAGGATGGTGTGATCCGAGAGGCGTTTCTGAAGGCGCTCGTCGGTCTCAACCGGTGGAGCGGGAGCGAGATCGAGAAGGCGTCGCGCGCTCACCTCGGGATGGTGTCGCCGGGGTACTCCCGGATCCTCTACCCCGAGGAGCGGAAGACCGCAGAGCAACAGGCCGCGCAGCAGAAGAAGGACGAGTACGCATACGAGCTGATCCCCGAGGTGAACTACAAACTCCTCTATGCGACGTACAAGAATACTCCCGTGGTCCGCGCGTGCGTGGACATAATCGCTCGATCGGCCACGTCGCGGGGGTACTACTTCGAGCCTACCGGGGTCGGAGCGAGCGAGAGCGATCGGACCATACTCGAGGAGTTCTTCGAGGAGCCGTCGCCGGAGTTCTCGACGGAGGACCTCCTGGAGTCCGCAGTCGGAGACATGGAGATATTCGGGGACGACTTCTGGGAGATCGTCTGGGAGGGCGGGACGCCGCGCGAGATATGGCCTCTCAACCCGGTCGGGACGAAGATCGTCGCGGACGCTCACGGGACCGTCCTCGGGTACTCGAACAAGGCGTCGAACTTCCCCACGGTCTACTTCGATCCGCATGAGGTCTGTCACTTCCGTCTCCAGAAGATGATCGCGAATTCCGGAGGTCGCCAGGGCGGGAGCCTCTTCGGACTGTCTCCGCTCGAGAGCCTGATCCTCACCGCGACGATGGAGTTCTACGCGGTCTCGTTCCTCCGGTCGTTCCTCAAGGGCGGGGCGAAGACGCGGGGTCTATTCGCGTTCGGTGACGCGAACCGGGAGCAAATGAAGCAGAACGAGGAGTGGCTCGCGGCGGCGAGTAAGCCGGAGAACTCGGGCCGTGACCTCACGCTGACGGGGAAGAACGTTAAGTACGAGAAGATCGGACAGTCCCCGAAGGATCAGGACCTCATGGGGATCCGGAAATTCTCGCGCGAGGAAGTCATGATGGTCTATCAGGTACCGCCGAGCATGATCTCCCTGATCGAGACGGGGAACATCGGGTCCGGTACCGGCGAGGCGCAGCAAGAGAACTTCCGCGAGAATACGATCATCCCCGTGCAGAGGAAGGTCGAGCGTCGCGTGAATCAGAGGGTCGTCCGGGGCGCGTTCGGGATCAAGGGATGGCGCATGAGGCTCTATCCGCCGGAGATCGTGAGCGAGTTGACCCAGGCGAACATAGACGTCGCGTACCTCAACGCGCGCGACTCGAGCGGCGAGTCCCCGATCTCCGCGACGGAGGTCCGCGCGGCGAGACGATGGGAGGAGGGCCGGAACCGGACCGTGGTCCCGGTCGAGAAATCGCTCAAACCGAGCGACGTCGCGGTCCGGACGGGCCGTTCAACCCGGTTCGTCGAGATCACGCGGGAACTCGAGCGCGACCTGAAGTTCATCCTGAAGGAGCAAGCGCGGCGGATCGCCCGGGCATTCACCCAGGAGACCCGCGATCAGATGGCGCAGAAGATGACCGAGTCGCTCGGGGACAAGCCGTTCGAGTTGCGGTTCGTCCCCGCCATGTGGGGCGAGATCGAGTTCCGGAAGTACTCCTGGCCGTCGTTCATGAAACAGCAGGACGAGGTCGAGCAAGCACTCGCCGGGATTGACGCGCAGGAGTTGAGCGAGACGATCGGCGGTCACTACGTCGCGCTCGCGGAGGAGTCCCTCAAGAACGTCGCGCGCATGACCCGTCAGCAGAGGATCGAACTCGCGGCGGCGACGCGGGAGCAACTCCTGGCCCAGGCGGGGGAGTTGTCCCAGTATGTGATCGGGACCCTCGCGGACGCCGCGCGTGCTGAGATCGTGTCCGGGATCGAGGCCGGGGACTCGATCGATGCCATGCGGCGGCGGCTCCAGGGCCTCGACACGACCGAGATCGCCGTCCGTCCCAGGGGCGAGCAAGCGCACGGGCGGCGGCGGGACTTCGCCACGGTCGCGGAGACGATCGCGCGGACGGAGTCCCGGCGCGTGTTCACCGAGGTCGGGAAGCAGCAAATGCAGAGTGCGGGGATTGAGCGGGTAACGTGGCTCGCGTCGAGTGACCGGTGTCCGGTCTGCGAGCCGTTCGCGGGGAAGGACTACGACATAGGCGCGATCCCGCTTGGAGGACCTCCGGCACACCATAACTGCCGCTGTACCCTACAGCCCATAATCCCGGCGGCGTAACCGTGGCGTTCAAGGTCCAGACGATCATCTTCAGCAAGGAAGCCGGGTGGACTGAGGCTCGAGCCGTCGAGTGGGCGCGGGAGCACGACTTCCACGCGGGGAAGGTGGACGAGACCGAGACCTCATTCCGGCTCCGTCAGTTCGATCCCTCGGAATGCACGCCGGGGACGTTCCGCGCGTTCCCGATCGAAGGCGCGAAGGGCGTCACCGCGACCGGATGCCGCGTCCCCGAGGAGAAATCGAAGGGCCTCGAGAAGTTCCACTTCGGGGTCCGTCCGGAGGACCTCTCCGGGGCGGATCTCCAGGCCGTCCACGATCTCCTCCACGAGAATCTCTACGATCTCCGGCGCGGCCGCACGGACGTCGATCGCGACTACGACCTGGACGATCTCGTCAACTACCACGCGCTCACGATCGCGGAAATGGCGCGCCGGGGGATGGCTCACACGATCCAGGACGACCTCGATCGGGCGGTGCCCGAGCTGCTCGACGATGACGAGGACGAGGAGGACACCGAGAAGGCGGGGACCGCGTTCGGGTCTCCCGCCGGGAAGACCCAGGTCGCGAAACGGATCGTCAGCATGATCCCGGATCACAAGCGGTACATAGAGCCATTCTGCGGGGCGGCGGCGGTGTTCTTCGCGAAGGCGCGATCGCGGGAGGAGATACTCTGCGACGAGGACGTCGAGATCATAGAAGCTCTCCGGTTCCTCCAGTCCATGAAGTCGTCGGAACTGGACAGTCTCCGGAAGATGGACTGGGAATGTACTCGCGAGAAATTCGCGGGAGTCCTCGCCATGAAGCCGGGAGACCGCATCGAGCGGTTCTACCGGTTCAAGTACCTCGCTCGGTTCTCGTTCTGTAGCAACCGGAAATCGTGCGCGACCGACGAACTGGGAAACGTGTTCAAGAACTTCGGACGTCTCGAGGGCGCGGGTAAGCGTCTCGAGGGAGCGGACCTGATCGTCGGTGACGGCGTGGACCTGATGACCCGTCACGCCGATCGGGACACCTTCCTATTCCTCGATCCGCCGTATTGGAACACGCCGAACTCGGAGGTCGGGGCGGACCACTTCCCGACCGCCCGATTCAAAAAGGCTCTGGCGGACTGTCCGGGGAAATGGCTCCTGACTCTGATGACTCCCGAGGCGAAGGAGATCCGGTGGACGCCGCTCCGGAAGCGTATCTACTACCGCCACCGATCCGCGAAGGGATGGAAGGGCGCGGGGGTCGAGCGCGGGGAATGGCTCCTCGGGAACTTCCGACCGCACGAGAAGCGGGACACGGTCAAGGACCTCTCCGGACAGGGGGCGACCCAGGTCCTCGCGTCCGCTCTCCCCGCTCTGGGGGAGGTCCTCAAGTCGGACGCTCCCGCGTTCATCGTGATCCCGCTCGAGCGCGGGACGACGTCAAAAGCGTTCTCAACAAACGACTTCCGCGTTCTCGCGCAGACGTGGAAGGGATCGGACGAGCGCGTCTACCATCTCGCGATCCGGAGTGATCCGATCGCGTGGTGGACCCTGGACCTGGACCCGTTGCACGCGGAAAAGCTATCGGGTAGTCTAAGGGCAGAACCGGAAGGTCACTTCTGGGATATCGAGGGGGAGATCGCGAGCGGATCGCGATTGAACCCGACGAAGGAAACGCCGTCCTTCGTGGAGCGTCTCGACTCAGGAGAGGTCGTCGTCCGGAAGGACGACGGACTCACGAGCTACGAGTTCAGAGGTTCGAGAATGAGGGGACAGTGGATCGCGTCGCAACGGAGCGACGGGACGTGGACCCTCGAACGCTCAACGGAGGATCGGAACGGTGAAGGCGGGAACGGCAGAACGCGCGATTGAATTCTCCGCGCTGATGGACTTGTGCAAGGCACAAGCCGGACTCCAGGCTCCCAGGAAGGGCGACTTCATCATCGAGGGATACGTCGCGACGAACGACCTCGATCTCCAGAACGATCAGATACTCGACGAGGCGCTCAAGGGGAGCGAGAAGGACCTCGAGAAGAACTCGACCGTCCTCGACAACCACGATCCGAATAAGCGGATCGGGGTCGTCCTCAAGTCGGAACTGCGCCCGGGCGGACTCTGGATTCAGGTCCGGATCTCCGAGACAGTCCCTCACATTCGGAAGCAGATCGAGGAGGGCGTCCTCAACAAGTTCTCTATCAAGGGTCAGATTCTCGACGCCGAACCGAAACTCGACGCAGAGACGGGTCGGGTGTTCACCGTGATCAAGAAACTCTATCTCACGCACGCGAGCCTCGTGAGTGTCCCGGCGAACACGAATGCAGAATCGCTCCGGCATTACATCGTGAAGTCGTATCTCAACGCTACGGGAGGTGAAGGAACGATGGACGACAAGGACAAGAAGGACGGCAAGGACGGGAAAACCACCGAGACCGGGACCACAGGAGCGACGGTAGAGAAGACCGAGACTCCGGCGGCTCCGACGGACGGCGCGAAGCCGGGAGACACGGCGGGTCAGACTGCGGGTCAGACCACG